TGATGCTATGCATTACGCTGTTGGACAGCAGGTTTACGGGGGTCATACTATATCAGCTATACTACATAATCAAGAAAACAACTCTTACAGTATATTTATAAAAAAAGAAAACGAGATAATGCCGTGGAAGAAATTTAATTCTAACATGGCTATATCTGTTGAGTATGATTTAGAATATTGATGAGAAGTTTATATGATTTTATTATCAAGCCTTTTGGTGATAGATACGAAAATGAAAAAAAGATTGGTGATAAAACTTTAATTTTAAATACTAAAATAGAAAGTTGGAAATCTGTAAACAATTTAGCTATTGTTGTAGAAACACCAAAAGCTTTTAAAACAAATATAAAAAAAGGAGATATAATAGTAGTACATCAAAATGTATTTAGAGTATTCTATGATATGAAAGGTGTTAAAAAAAATAGTAGATCATTTTTTAAAGATGGATTATATTTTTGTGCTATTGATCAAATATATTTGTATAAGAACACAGGAGATTGGCAATCATTTGGAAACAGATGTTTCGTAATGCCTTTAAAAAATAAAGACTCTTTAAAGCTAGATAAAGAACAAAAGCTTATTGGTATATTAAAATATGGTAATAAGTCCTTAGAAGCGCTTAAAATAGTCCCAGGGGATGTAGTAGGTTTCACGCCTAACAGTGAATGGGATTTTGTTATAGATGAGCAAAGAGTTTATTGTATGAAATCTAATGATATTGTAATTAAGTATGAACACGAAGGAAACGAAGAAGAGTATAATCCTAGCTGGGCAAAAAGCAGTTGAAGAATTAATTAAAGTAGCTAAAGAGGCTATTGTTGATTCAGGTGATGATATAACAGCTGATAGATTAAAAAATGCTGCGGCTACAAAAAAATTAGCTATATTCGATGCTTTCGAAATACTTACTAGAATAGAAGCAGAAGAAGCTTTGTTGAATGATAATCCAAAAGAAGTAAAAGAAGAAAAAGCTTTTAGAGGATTTGCAGAAGGAAGATCTAGGTAATGTATAAGCAAACATTATACCATGTTGTCAAAGATGCTATAAAACCTAAAGTTTTAAGTAGACTAAATAGATATAAGAAATGGAAGTACGGTTACAATAAAGAATATGATTTTGTTGTAATAAGTAAAACTGGGGAAATAGGAGAGATATATAATATACAAGGATTAAGAATAGCTTTACCTAAAGAAAAAGATATAAAAGAGTTTCCAACTAATAAATGGGAACATACAGAATATCCTAAAGAATTAAAAAGAATTAAATCAGTATTTGACTGGGATGAATATCCCGTTGAATTTAAAGAAAAATGGTATGACTATATTGACACAGAGTTTAAAAGGCGTGAAGATGGTTTTTGGTTTATTAATAAAGACAAGCCTACTTATATTACTGGTACTAACTACATGTACCTGCAGTGGTCCAAGATTGACGTTGGGCAGCCAGACTTTAGGGAATCAAACAGATTATTCTATTTATTCTGGGAAGGCTGTAAGGCAGATCAACGGTGTTACGGAATGTGTTATCTTAAGAACAGACGGTCAGGTTTCTCTTTCATGGCATCAGGCGAAACGGTTAATCAGGCAACAATATCCACAGATTCAAGATTTGGCATTTTATCAAAGTCCGGGCCAGACGCCAAAAAGATGTTTACTGATAAGGTCGTACCCATTTCAGTTAATTACCCCTTCTTCTTCAAACCAATCCAGGACGGTATGGACAGGCCGAAGACAGAGCTCGCGTACAGGGTACCGGCGTCGAAGTTTACCAGAAAGAAACTTGACACCAACGAGAAACTTAAGGAGATCTCCGGGCTCGACACCACGATCGACTGGAAGAACACAGGGGACAACTCGTACGACGGTGAAAAATTAAAACTATTAGTACACGATGAAAGTGGCAAGTGGGAAAAACCCACAAATATATTAAACAACTGGAGGGTAACTAAAACTTGTTTAAGATTAGGATCTAGAATTATAGGCAAGTGTATGATGGGATCAACATCAAACGCATTAGACAAAGGAGGGGCTAACTACAAGAAATTATATTATGATTCAGACGTTAACAAAAGAAACGCCAATGGACAGACTCGTTCAGGACTCTATTCTTTGTTCATACCTATGGAATGGAACTACGAAGGATACATTGATTCTTATGGCTTACCTGTATTCAATACACCAAAAAAACCGGTTGAAGGACCTCAAGGAGATTTAATTGATACGGGCGTAATAGAGTATTGGCAAAACGAAGTTGAGGGGTTGAAAGAAGATCAAGACGGTCTTAATGAATTTTATCGTCAGTTTCCAAGAACAGTAGAACATGCTTTCAGAGACGAAGCTAAAGAATCTTTATTTAACCTAGCTAAAATATATGAGCAAATAGATTATAATGCTGATTTAAAAAATACCGCTGTTATAACTACAGGTAGTTTTCAATGGCAAGATGGTGTTAAAGATTCTAGAGTTATATTTATACCAAATAAAGATGGTAGATTCAAAGTGTCTTGGGTGCCACCAATTGAGCTGCAAAACCGAATGATAATTAAAAATGGTAAGAAATATCCAGGAAACGAGCATTGCGGCGCTTTTGGGTGTGATAGTTATGATATATCAGGTACTGTAGATGGAAGAGGATCTAATGGCTCTTTGCATGGCTTAACAAAATTTAGTATGGAAAATGTTCCTCCGGATCATTTCTTTTTAGAATATATAGCAAGACCACAAACTGCAGAAATATTTTTTGAAGATGTATTGATGGCTTGCGTATTTTATGGTATGCCAATATTAGCCGAGAATAATAAGCCTAGATTACTGTATCATTTTAAAAGAAGAGGCTATAGGGGATACTCTATGAATAGACCTGATAAATTAAAGCTTTCCGTAACAGAAAGAGAAATAGGTGGAATACCTAATTCAAGTGAAGATATAAAACAAGCACATGCGGCAGCTATAGAAACATACATAAATACCAGAGTAGGATTACTAGAAACAGGGTATGGAAATATGTATTTTCAAAGAACATTAGAGGATTGGGCAAGATTTAATATAAACAATAGAACGAAGCATGATGCCTCTATAAGTTCAGGATTAGCATTAATGGCTTGCAATAAAAATAGATATATACCTAGAGCTAAAGTAGAATATAAAGCTATAGATTTAGGTATTAAACGATACGACAATAAAGGCGGTATGTCTAAAATAATAAAATAAATGATAATACAGACTAACACTAACAGTTCATTTCCAAGCCAGGTAGTAAGCGAGGCTGAAAAATCTAGCTTAGATTATGGTATACAAGTAGGTAGAGCTATAGAAGGAGAATGGTTTCAAGAGGGAAGAGCTGGAAATAGATACGTTCAATCTTACGCTACCTTTCATAGGTTAAGATTATACGCTAGGGGTGAACAAAGTGTTCAAAAATATAAAGATGAATTATCTATAAACGGAGACTTATCTTATCTTAATTTAGATTGGAAACCTGTTGCTGTTATATCTAAATTTGTAGATATTGTTGTTAACGGAATGGCTAACAAATCTTATGATATTACGACATTTGCACAAGATCCTTTCTCTGTTAAGAGCAGAACAGATTACGCGGCTGCTATTGAAAAAGATATGAATGCTAAACCTATGCTTGAAAATATAAAGCAAGAATTAGGGATGGATATGGCTCGAACTGGAAATTTAGAAGATCTTCCAGAAAGCAAAGAGGAATTAGATATTCACATGCAAATGACTTACAAGCAGAATGTTGAAATAGCAGAAGAAGAGGTTATTAATAATGTTTTAGCGTTTAATAAATATGATCAAACTAAAGCAAGAGTTGCTTACGATTTAGCTGTTTTAGGTATAGGAGCAGTAAAAACAAGATTTGATTTAAGCGAAGGTATTAAAATTGATTATGTTGACCCCGCTCGTATAGTTTATTCATACACGGAAGATCCAAATTTTGAAGACATATATTATGTAGGAGAAGTTAAAGCTATAAGTATTCCTGAATTAAAAAAACAATTTCCGGATATACCAGATGAAGAGCTTCAAAGAATACAAAATATGCCAGGCAATTCTCAATACGTTACTGGTTGGGCAAATTATGATCAAAACACTGTGCAGGTTATGTACTTTGAGTACAAGACTTATGTTGATCAAGTGTTTAAAATAAAGAAAACAGATCAAGGCTTAGAAAAAACATTAGAAAAACCTGACACATTTAATCCACCAGAAAATGATAATTTTGATAGAGTATCTAGATCTATAGAAGTTTTATATACTGGAGCTAAAGTTCTTGGAAACAATTACATGCTGGAGTGGAAGATGGCAGAAAATATGACCCGACCTACCGCGGATACAACTAAAGTAAATATGAATTACTGTATATCTGCGCCTAGAATGTATAAGGGTAGAATAGAATCTTTAGTAAGTAAAATTACAGGTTTTGCTGATATGATTCAATTAACCCATTTAAAATTACAACAAGTAATGTCTAGAATAGTACCAGATGGTGTATTCTTAGATATGGATGGTTTAGCTGAAGTTGATTTAGGTAATGGAACTAATTATAATCCAGCGGAAGCATTAAATATGTATTTCCAAACTGGTTCTATTGTTGGTAGATCACTCACGCAAGATGGTGAATTAAATAGAGGTAAAGTTCCTATTCAAGAATTGTCATCGTCGTCGGGACAAGCTAAAATACAAAGTTTAATTGGTACGTATCAATATTATCTTCAAATGATAAGAGACGTAACTGGTTTAAACGAGGCAAGAGATGGTAGTGCTCCAGACAAAGATGCTTTACTTGGATTACAAAAAATGGCCGCTAACGCCTCTAACACAGCTACAAAACATTTACTAGAGTCATTATTATACTTAACAGTTAGAACTTGCGAAAACGTAAGTTTAAAAGTAGCGGATTTAATTCAAAACCCTTTAACTGAAAATTCTTTAATAAATTCCATAAGTACATTTAATGCTGAAACGTTGGAAGAACTAATGAATTTACAATTGCATGATTTT